TGGATGCTGACCACGCGGATTGGCTCAACGACCATTATCTCGGCTAACAGTGAATCACAGTTGCGAAGTGTCACATGGGCCGAGATAACCAAGTGGATAGCAATGTCGCTCAACAGCCACTGGTTTGAAGTCTCGGCCACCAGGCTGATGCCTGCCAAGTGGTTGACTGAGCTGGTCGAGCGCGACTTGAAAAAAGGCACACGCTACTGGGGCGTCGAGGGGCGGCTATGGTCAGCGGAAAATCCTGATGCGTACGCTGGCGTACACAACTACGATGGTGTGTTGGTAGTGTTTGACGAAGCGTCAGGTATTGACGACAGCATCTGGGCGGTGACATCTGGTTTCTTTACTGAGAACACGCCTAACCGATTCTGGATGGCGTTTAGTAACCCACGGCGTAACACTGGGTACTTTTACGAAGCGTTTAATTCAAAGCGCGAGTTCTGGACTACAAAAGTAGTAGACGCCCGAACGGTCGAGGGAACGGACAAACAGGTCTACCAGCAGATCATCGACGAGTACGGCGCTGACTCATCACAGGCGCACGTTGAGGTGTACGGTCAGTTTCCATCCGAGGGCGACGATCAGTTCATATCGGCTAATCTTGTGGACGACGCAATGAAGCGGCCTAAGTATAAGGACGAGACGGCACCAATCATCATTGGCGTAGACCCTGCGCGGTTTGGTGCGGATGCAACAGTAATTGCCGTGCGGCAAGGGCGCGACATTATTTCAATTCAGCGCCATCGGGGCGACGACACTATGACTGTCGTTGGCTATGTGATCGAAGCGATTGAAGAATACAAACCCGCGCTGGTTGTGATTGACGAAGGCGGATTGGGTGCAGGCATTGTGGATCGTTTGAAAGAGCAGCGCTACAAAGTCAAGGGCATCAACTTTGGCAACAAGTCGGTCAACCCTATTATGTACGGCAACAAAAGAGCCGAAATGTGGGGCAAGATGAAAGATTGGCTCAAGACGGCATCAATACCGCTTGACAGATTTCTTAAAACTGATCTAATTTCACCTATGATGAAACCCGACTCTAAGGGTACAATATTTTTAGAGTCGAAAAAAGACATGAAAGCACGGGGCTTGGCATCACCTGACGCGGCTGACGCGATCTGCGTGACATTTGCATTTCCCGTGGCCCACCGTGAGGCGCGTGAATCCACGCAGCGCCGCACGTACAGTGACCGAAGCGTGGTGACAACCTCATGGATGGGTTCGTAATGGCTACAAAAAAGTCAGTATCACTGTCAGTAGGACGCGGCGAAAAATTGCCGGTCAGCAAAGGCGCTGGATTGACAGCCAAAGGACGTGAGAAGTACAACCGTGAGACTGGCTCAAACCTCAAAGCGCCAGCACCAAACCCCAAAACCAAGGCAGATCAGGGCCGCAAAGATTCATTTTGTGCAAGAATGGGCGCTGTAGCCGCCAACGCCAAGGATGGCGAGCGCGCTAAAGCAGCTCTTAAACGATGGAAGTGTTAATCATGGCGACTAAACCCGGCTTGTATGCCAATATCCACGCAAAACAGGCTCGTATAAAAGCCGGTTCTGGCGAAAAAATGAACAAAGTTGGTAGCAAAAACGCACCTACTGCCAAAGACTTTAAAGATTCAGCTAAAACTGCAAAGAAAAAATAATCATGCCACTCGTTAAATCTAAATCACCCCAAGCATTTCGCAAAAACGTGGCCGCTGAGGTAAAATCCGGCAAACCCGTCAAGCAAGCAGTAGCAATTGCGTATTCAGTAAAGCGCGAAGCTGCTAAACCTGCAAAGAAAAAATAATGGCTGATCCAACCGGAATGGTCGCAGTAGCCAATGTGGCTGCTGGCGGCAAACCACCTAAGTCTGACTCAGACATTTTGACCACGGCTCGCTCGCGGTTGGACATGGCCGTCGCTTCTTTGGCTGAAAGCCGTGAAGATGAGATGGACGATTTGCGGTTTTATGCCGGTTCACCTGACAATCACTGGCAATGGCCTGCTGACGTACTGGCCACCCGTGGCGCGGTGCAAGGCCAGACCATTAATGCACGCCCAACGCTGACAATCAACAAACTGCCGCAACACGTTCGTCAAGTGACGAATGACATGCGTCAGAACCGCCCAGGCGCCAAAGTTATTCCAGTGGATGACAACGCTGACGTGGAAGTGGCCGACATTTTCAACGGCATGATTCGCCACATTGAGTACATCTCTGACGCTGACGTGGCATACGACACGGCCTGCGAGAATCAGGTGGCTTATGGCGAAGGTTACATCACGCTATACACCGAATATTGCGAAGAAAATACGTTCGATCAAGACATTAAGATTGGCCGTATTCGCAACTCTTTCTCGGTCTACATGGATCCATTGATCCAAGACCCAACGGGTGCAGATGCAACGTATTGCTTTATCACAGAAGACCTGACAAAAGCAGAATACGAGCGCCAGTACCCTGACGCAGCTCCTATTTCTACGCTCCAGTCCCTTGGTGTAGGCGATCAGTCGATCAGCAACTGGCTAAACGAAGACACAGTGCGTATCGCTGGCTACTACTACATTGAGTACGACAAGACAACGCTGAATTTGTACCCAGGCAACCAGACCGCTTTTGAAGGCACGCCTGAAGACAAGATGTTGAAAGACATGTTTGGCAAACCAGTCAACAAACGCATGTCTGAGCGCCCACGGGTCAAGTATTGCAAGATTAATGGCTACGAAATTCTTGAATCAAAAGAATGGGCAGGCAAATGGATTCCCGTAATTCGTGTTGTTGGCAATGAGTTTGAGGTTGATGGCCGTTTGTATGTGTCTGGCTTGGTGCGTAACGCCAAGGATGCCCAGCGCATGTACAACTATTGGGTTTCACAAGAAGCCGAGATGCTGGCCTTGGCGCCAAAAGCGCCATTTATTGGATACGGTGGCCAATTTGAGGGCTACGAAGATAAATGGAAAACAGCCAACACAAATAATTGGCCGTATCTTGAGGTCAATCCTGACGTTACAGACGGCCAAGGCGCAGTTCTGCCACTACCCCAACGGGCACAGCCTCCAATGGCTTCCAGCGGTCTGTTGCAAGCCAAGGCTGGCGCTTCTGAGGACATTAAGTCCACGACTGGCCAATATAACGCCAGTTTGGGCATGGGAAGCAACGAACGCTCTGGTAAAGCCATCTTGGCTCGCCAGCGTGAGGGTGATGTAGGTACTTTCCACTATGGTGACAATTTGACTCGTGCCGTACGTCATGTGGCTCGTCAGTTGGTGGACTTAATCCCCAAGATTTACGACACGCAACGTATTGCTCGCATTATTGGTGAAGATGGTGAAACTAAGATGGTCAAGATCAACCCTGACCAGCCACAACCCGTCAACAAGATTGTCAATGAGCAAGGTATTGTGATTGAGAAGATCTACAACCCAGGCGTTGGCAAATACGATGTGGTGGCCACAACTGGCCCAGGCTACGCAACCAAGCGCCAAGAAGCGCTGGAAGCTATGGCTCAGTTATTACAGGGTAATCCCCAACTGTGGTCTGTGGCCGGTGACTTGTTCGTCAAAAACATGGATTGGCCAGGCGCCCAAGAAATGTCCAAGCGTTTTGCCAAGACGATTGACCCCAAATTCTTGGCGGATGGCAACGAAGACCCCGCATTGCAGGCTGCACAGCAACAAATTCAAGCTATGGGCCAAGAGATGGAGCAAATGCACCAGATGATTACCAATGTCGGCAAATCTATTGAGATGCAAGACATGGAACGCAAAGACTTTGAAGCTCAAGTTAAGGCTTATGACGCTGAAACTAAGCGTTTATCTGCTGTTCAGGCTTCTATGTCGCCAGAGCAGATTCAAGATATTGTCATGGGCACGGTGCATGGCATGATTACATCTGGCGATCTAGTAGGCGAGATGCCTGGCCGTGAACCTAACGAAATGATGCCTGAATCCGCAGAATATGCACAACCAGAACAACAGATGATGCCACCTGAACAAGGAATGCCACAATGAAAGCCGCAGACTTTATAGGAATTTTGTTCCTAGCCCGTGATGTAACGCATAGTGTTCACTTGAACACCCGCAGTTACAGCAAGCATGTGGCTTTAAACATTTTTTATGATCGCATCATTGGCGCGGCAGATGATTTTGCCGAAGCCTATCAAGGCCGGTACGGTCTGATTGGCCCAATTACCCTGCATTCAGCCAAGAAAACATCCAATATTATTGAATTTTTGCAGGATTCACTTGCTGAAATTGAGGCGGCTCGTTACGATGTATGCGATAAAACTGATACATCTTTGCAACAATTGATAGATAATATCGTTGAGATATATCTGCGAACTTTATACAAATTGAAATTCTTGGCGTAAGGATCATCATGGAACTTTTAAACCCACTGTCAAAAGCCGACTTTCCTGGTCGTACTGCTTCTTATACCGGCACGGCTGCCAACACTGCTGACTGGAATCCAGGCCCAGAAGGCGTGGTGATCTGGTCTACAACTCCTTGTTATGTGGAAGTTGGCCCCGGTGCTGTGGCCACGACTGCCAGCACCCCGATCCCTGCATTTACACCAATTCCGTTTTATGTGATTATGGGCACTGGCGCGCCTTTTCGAGTGAGTGCCATCCGTATTGCGGATGACGGCGTGGTGTACTGCAAACCTATCAACAAGCAATGAGCTTTGGTGTCGCCCTTCGCAATGCGCTTGGCCTTGGCCTTGGCGGGATTGCTACGCTTTTTACTGGCACGCTAGACAGTGGTGCATCGGTGGGCAACCTTCTCACTGAATCTAGCGAAAACCTCGTCCAAGAGGACGGCGGGCAAATTCTTTTGGAGTAATAAATGGCCGTCAATCTCTCTCCCGTGGGCGGCGTTGCGGCCCAGTTCTTTACAAATACTGGCGCAGTCCTGACTGGCGGTAAGTTGTATACATACCTTGCTGGCACTACTACTCCTGCAACAACATATACCACTAGCGCGGGAACTGTTGCTCGCGCTAACCCTATTGTG